CCCACAGTGTATCTCCGGATTCTACTGTGTACGTTCCTGTATTTCCCGTTGTTTCCGTTGTTGTCGTTGTCTCAGTAATAACTTGTCTGCTTGTACCATCATAATTAATTAATGCCTCGATATATCTAGGAAGTGCCATTATGACCTCCAATCTGGTAGAACTTTCGTTTTTTCAGGGATATCCTCAACGATAAGTTTTTCACCTGCTGAAAATACAAATGTGTCTAATTTGTCTTGATTGTTAGCCATCAAAAAGGAGGTATACGATTCTGAACCATATACCTCTCTTGAGATTCTATCCCATGTATCGCCAGACATTGTTGTATATGTTTTAGCCATTGATACTCCTTTTAAAATGAACTTCTTCCATTCTCCTTTAAATACCTGTTCATTAATTCTTCAAATTCACTCTGTGATATACTCAATGCGTCCTGAATATCCTCACTGCTTGGAGCTTCTCCATAAAACTGTAATGTCGGTTTATATTCAATTGTTACCGGTGCGCTAGGCTGGCTGTGCAGTGTATCAGCGTTAAAGTTTCCACTCATGTCTATAAGATTCTTACTCTGCTGCCACATAGATACTGCATTGCTTCCGCCCTGTTTTTCAATGTCAAAACTCAGTCCTAATAATTGACCAGTCTTTTCCCATAATGATAATGCATTAGCACTTCCATCTATAGGTATAACAGATTCCATTCCATTCTCACAGAAAGCTGCTATATGCGGATCAGTGAATATTCCGCCATCAGCATGTCCTGGCAGTTTTAACTTCATTTTGCCATTCTGTTCTATATAATCATTGCTATATGGACCAGTTAAATTGCCTGAATTGTCATATACAGCGCTAAGATTAAGATTGACTGCTGCATCTACGCTTATTCCTTTAGAGAATAAGTGCGTCAGGGTTTCGCTCACCTCATCATATAACTGTGTACATGCATCTTTTGCTTTGTCTGAATTATTCTGAATTGATGTTGCAACCTGTTCCGGTATTTTCATGCCTTTTTCATCAAGCATATTCATAATGCCGTCGTATTTATCTGTGTTTGCAATAGATTCTCCTATTGCATTCATTACAGAATCCGTACTGTTAGTTAATGCAAGTAAAGCCTCATAGTCCTTCATTCCATCAGATAATGCCTTAGGTACTTCTTTACCTGCTGCCGTATATTCATCAATAGTATTCTGCATTTCTTCCATTGTAGGTTTTAATGCATCAAGAAGGTTAGATATCGCTGTTCTGTCTGCAGAATCAAAATACGCTGTAGAAGACATGGTGTCATATACCTGCTGCCACATGGCTCCAGATTTCTCCGCCCATGATTGCGCATATTCTTCTCCGAATTGTTCATCAAGTGTATCTTCCCACTTTTTCTTAGCCTCGCTTATTTCATCACTGTACGCATCTGTGATAGTATTCATCTGGAACTCTGCTGCTTTCTGCTGAATGTTTGAAACATTTTCAAGGTACTTTTCTTTCAAAGATTCAAGAGCATTGTTATATTCTTCGTCTGACAGATAATCTCCTGCCTCATATGCAGCTTTAATCGATGCAAAGTTCTTTACATAAGCTTCTTTGTATGATTCTGTTGCAGTCTCAATCTGCTTGTTTAATTCATCCTGAAGATTCTGGAATGCGTCACTTGTCAAATCCTTTCCTGAATAATCTAACTGAAGTACAGACATTTTAGCTTCAAACTCTCCTGTTGCAAGCTGTTCCTCAACTTCTGCCATTGCCGCCTGAATATTTGATATAGTTTGTGCCTCTTTGATATCCAGAAGTCCATCATTAAACGCATCTGTTACAGCCTCATTAAGCTTAGTTCCCAGCTCTGATAATCTGTCGTATTTATCCTGGTAAAACTGATTTACTTTAGATACAACATCAGCGCCGTTTTCGTCGTTTTCATCAAATGCTACTGAAAGATTAAGTGCTACTGCATATTGTGACTGTTGTGCGTAGTTTTGCGCCGCCGTCACATAATCACTTATTGCTGTCTTATAATCTTCCTGCTCATCAGGATTAAGCTTGATTCCGATAGAAACTTTCCAATTAAGCTTATCCAGCTTATTTGTAGCCTCTTTCATTGTTGCTGAAATATCGTCCAAATCTCCAAATGCTTCAAGTGCCTTGTCAACAGCAGTTAAATTTCTTGAATTAACAATATTTTCTGCTACCCTTTCCAAATCTTGAAGAGTGAGAGCCATATCACCAAAATGCTTGCTGAGATTGTTTTTCAATATTTCTCGTTGTGCATTATTGTATGTATATATTATAGCTGAAAGCCCTGCTATTGCCGTTGTGTAATACATTATCAGCCATTTAGCAGTTGTAAGCGTTTCCGTAAAACTCATTATACTTGTTGTGATATGCGATATCGTAGAAGCTATTTTATAAGCAATTAATGCTGTTGCAATTCCTTCTATTGAACCAATAACCGCTGATTTATGTTTAACAATCCAATCGAGAACATCTTTTAAGCCGTCAAAAAATGTTAATATCGGTTTGCCATTCGTAGTTATCTTCCGCTTTAAAGTAGGAATTGATGTTCCTATATCGTTAATCCACTTACTTACACCATTCGCACCGCTTATCTTTTTATTCAGTTCTTCAATCTTATCTGTAGAAAAACCTATTGCGTCTACAAGAGGTTCTCTTAAATCCTCATATGCAGATATGCCCAGGTCTACAAATGCATTCTTCATTATCTGCATTTTACTTTCTACAGTTTCATATCGTTTCCCTGCCTCAATCGCAAGGGCCGTATTTTCGTCCCATGCTTTATTAGCAGTGTCAATTGCATTGCTCATAACGCCAGAAGCATTAGCAAGTGCAAGAATTGTATTCGTAAGTCTTATCTCTTTGATATCCATATCGTCCAGAATAGCAACTGCAGATTTGCCGTTTCTTTCCGTGTCGTTAAGTCCATCAATAAATGCAGATAAAGCAACCACGGCGTCGTCCTTAAATGCCTGTGAGAATTCCTCTCCGGTCATGTTGGCCACACTTGCATAATCCTGTAAAGAACTTGAACCCGTTTCGACTGCTAACTGTATCTTTCTTAGCAATTTTGACATTGTAGAACCGCCAGCCTCTGCTTCTATGCCAACAGAACTCATTGCCGTTGCAAGCGCCATAATTTGTGCTTCCGACAATCCAACAATATCTCCCGTTGAAGCAAGTCTTGTTGCCATTGTTACAATGTCCTGTTCTGTTGTCGCAAAGTTATTACCTAAGTCAACAATAACTGAACCCAGTCTTTCATAATTACTTATTCCGTTCTCGTCAAAATCAGGCATGCTTACAACATTTGCAAACTTAGCAAGCGCTGTAGCTGCATCTTCCGCGCTTAAATTCGTTGACACACCCAGGTTAATCATAACCTTTGTGAATTCCGTCAATGAATCAGTGGCGATTCCTAACTGTCCTGCAATCTCCATTACATTAGCAATTTCTGATGCACTGGACGGAATCTCTTTTGACATATCAAGAATATTCTGGCGCAGCATTGCGTACTCTTCTTCCGTTGCGTCAACCGTCTTTTTTACTCCAGCAAATGCAGATTCAAAATTAGAACCTGCAACAATAGATGCTGCCGCTGCTGCTGTAATAGCTGCAGCGGCAACGCCAGAAGCCGTCGCTATTGCTTTAAAACAATTCTGGCCAACTTTCATTGTCGCGTCAAAGCCTTTATCAAGGCTGGTAAAACTCTTATTAATTTCAGCAACATTAGCATTAAGTTGTGTTTTAGCCGTGGCGAGACTTGCAGTGTAGGACTTGTCAATTACTCCGGCTATTCTTATTGCTAGTTTGTACTCTTTTCCTGTCACTGCCAATCTCAATCACTTCCTTTATTATTTCTAATAATTCCTGCAATGTAAGCGAATTAAAATAATCTATGCCTGTTTTTAGTGCTATCGAAAGTTCTATAATCGTTCTTCTAAGCTGTGGTGCATCATTTGGGTTTATTCCGAGCCGAACAAAAACCCCAGTACAGCATTCTTAACCGCCATACTTTCACTTGCTGGAAGATTAGTAAAAAATTCAACAGGCTGTTTAGAACCCATTGCCGCAATCTCTGCAGCGTATTCAAGAGTAACTTCCGGCATTACATCAATGCTTCCACCTGATCTCCTCTTCATTCTGTTGTTAATCGTAATCATGTCCGACGCCTTTAAGTCTCTTAAGCCTCTTAAGTCAACTTCCTTATACTCAACCCTTTCAAACATATACGGCTTCTTAAGCTTAATTAACAGATCGTCTTTCTCTTCCTCTGAAACATCAGAAGCTACCACCTCGACGGCAGTAGCTTCTAAACTTACATCTTTTTTAATTGTTGATTCCATTAGCACTGTGACCTCACTTTCTCAAGTAAATCCTTTCCATTTACAGTAAATACAGAATTCAGCTTGTCATATTCGATAACTGTTTTCCCGTCAATCTCAATGAGAATGTAGAACAGTTCGAACTTAAGCTTTGCATCCATCTGTTTTCCTCTTTCCATCTTTCCAGGTTCAAAAGATTTGAAGCGTCCTCTTTCTACAATTCTCATGCTTGTATAATCAAGCGCTCCTGTTGATTTTACTGTAGACTGCTGCGACGCTCTGAATGTAATATCAACTGGCTGTGTAGGATCCATAAGGTCAAACATGTCGCTTTCAAGCACTGCAAAAGATAATTCCTGTTCCATAGAACTGAAATTGCCTACCATGCTCGTTTCATACTCTCCAAGAACTCCGGCTCCTGCCATAGTTTCTGTAATCGCATCAAAATTAGGTAATGTGTGACTACCTGAAATTCCAATAAGTTTATTTCCATTGTTATATACATTGAAATTATTAATAACCTCTGGTACATTTGCTATGCTCATAATTATTCACCTCCAAGCGCTGCTTCTAACATTGTTGGGTCGAACTCTAAGATATCTAAGATATATTCTGCTGGTGTATATGGTGCTATGTACTGTCTGAACACTACATTTCCATTAACAATATTACCTACAGGGTTATCCTCTTTGCTGTAAACAATCTTTGCTCCTGCGCACTTTCCCTGTGACACAAGGCTGTTCCCTCTTACATTCTCTGAATCAACTATAGATTCTACAAGTCTGTAATTACCTGGATCGTCAACCTTTTCAAGGTATGTTGCAATGAAGCTGTTTGAATACCAGTCAAAGAATCTTCTGCAGCAAATCCATCTATCCTTAGGATCTGTTGTGCCTGGGTATGCCGCTGTGTTATTTCCCCATGATCTATATGCACCGTTAAGATTTAACGCTGTAACAACGCCGACAGCGTTAAGTTCGTTAGCCTGAGTGATATCAAGGCATACTTCTGTGCCGTCATATATAACAGCAGCGCTCACCTTGATATCTTCATTTGATGGTGAGATATTAGGTACTGAACCATTGTTGTAATCTAACAGGCATGTCATAGCAGCATAAATTGCTGAATAATACATCACCTTGCCGCCATATGATACCATTGGCCATACAACAATATCTTCAGAAGCAAATCCGCTATCCTTCTTTACTTTCTCTACATCTGTGTACTTTGTTGCTTTCTTAGTATCAATATCAATTACAGCTCTGCATTTGAATAATCCGCTTAGCTTTTCCTCTTTAGCAGAAAGCGCAAGCCCAACAGACGGAATCTGTGACCAGCCCGGAGCGAGCAAAAAATTAACTCTTACTCCAAATGTAGGAAATACTCTTCTTGCAAGTTCAATTCCTGTCTCCTTGCCAGTTCCTGCATCATATGAACCAATAATATCAATATCTGTTACTGTACTTGGGTCAATTGCTTTCCCTGTCATTTTGACTTTAGATACAGCCTCTTTAATTACAGTAACAACTACATATCCTTTATCGTTGAATTCCACAGTGTAATCCGTATCTTTGACAAGTGGTGTACTTTCATTAGAAACAGTGAGCGTATCAAGTAAAATCCCTTTCTTAGTTGATACTGCCTGCTCTCCAATTACAGTAATTTCTTCCGAATAATCCGTTTTATGTTTGTCTGGATCAAGGACATTGCAGATTATTACAGGTGCTATTTTAAACACCTTGAAAAATGAATCCATTGCCTGACACAATGTATAATTCTCGTAATCATCTGAATATCCGACTGCAGCCTGTGCCTCTGCAAATGTATTACACAAAAACAATTTGTTTGTTGCTGCTCTCGGATCAGATGCCAGGTTAATCGGTGCCGTTCCGAAAATCACAGGAACTTCACCATCATTAACAGCCGGTGTTGGTACGCTTGTAGGGTTTTCTAAAACCGCTATTCCATGATTGTATGCCATTATTAAGCCTCCTTAAATTTATTCTTAACCTGAGTACATATTGTACTCAGCACGCTATTCTTTTCATTGAGTTTCTTCATTGCCTCCGGCATATCCTCAATTTTAACTAACAGTTTCGCCATTGCCGGGAATTCCTTTACGCATTCTTTAAGTCTGTCCGGCAGCACTCCTTCTTTGAATACAGTTGAATATCTGGCTACGCCTGATATTGTCGGTCCTATATACATTAAGTTGGCTTTCTGTTCTTCTTTTTTCTTAGCAGTAGTCGTCATAATGTGTCTCCTTTCTTACAAAGGCAAAATTAAAGGACAATGTACAAGCTCCGATAAAGAATGGATAATAATTATCCTCCTGTCGTAGCCAGTTCCATTGTCCGTCAAAAACTGCAATATTGCGCAAATTATTGTCTTTCGCAAATCGCTCATATATTTTTTGTAATATATTCATAACGCTTATATGTCCTTCATTATCCAACCCGTCGTCCCATATACATACTATAAGCACTATATTTACTTTGTTAGGGTCTTCATAGTTTCCTGTATGGCCTCCGCTGTTTAGCCTTACAATTATATAAGGCACCGGGATGTCACTTTCTTCTTCGTTCATATATCCGTTATATTCTTCGTTATACTCCTCTGGAGGAGTATATTTTTGTATCGGTGTGTCCTGCATATACACATTCAGAGGAACCATATCCCCTTTAGCATTCTTATATTCATATCCCTTAAACATGTCTTTTAATTCATCAATAAGAGACATTTGTACTGTTAATGGTGTCATATTCCGCTCCTATCCAAGAAATCTCTGTATCTGCTGCTCAATATTTTTTTCTAATATTGAATACATCTGAGGCTGTACTATGCCATACACCCCTTTCTCATTGCCGAGCAATGTGGGTGTTGATGGTGAAAGCAATTCTTTTACAGCCTCTTTTTTAGGGTTTGATTTCATTCTTTTACCAGGGACACGCTGTCCTATAGTAACATGACCGCTCTTGAATCGAACAACAAATGCTTTGTATTTATCAAATGTCGCGCCCGGACGCAGGTACAGTCTCTTAGGGCTGTTGGCTCTGTTTACATTACCAGTATGACCAGTTCTTGGTCTGTTGTGTGGATTGTATGCTTTAGGAGATACACGAAAATCGTATAATTCATTAACGCCACCAGTAGAAGTTATAAGGCCTTCAAGATTAGATACAGTAGCTTTCTTTGTGTCTAAAGTCTTGTCAACCTTTGTTTTCTTAATGTAGTATCTTTTATTAGCTTCTCCTGACAGAAGCTTGGTAGTTTCTTTTTCTGTAGAATTTATCGCAGATTTGAGAATTTGTTTACTTTTATCCTTAGACATACCAAGTGCATTCTCTATCTGCCTTAAATCGTCTACATCAACATTATACTGTATCATACCTTATTCGCCTCTAAGCTTATTGAGTATATTCCACCTTCATTGATTGCGTCTGATACTGTGTATGCTCTGCCGTCAAATATCATGCTTCTTCCAATAGCTGGCAATGGTCCAAAATCCCTGGCGTTTACATAAAAAAGAATCTCCTTCAGATAAATTCCATCTCCGTAAAGACTTCGTTTGTATTGATATCTTTTTTCCCTGTCTACCATCTCATTATTATCAATAATGCATGGCATCTTTTTTCCGTTGATATCATGTATTTCCGCAAATTCATTAATGTTCATAAATACCACTTTATTGTCATGTGCCAACTGTTCTTTGAAATTCATGTTATCTCCATTCTGCAGTTTCTGCTCTCAACCATGCCTCAATCATTTCTGGCTCATCAGTAGGCAATTTGTCTCCTAAACCATATCTGCGAGACTTGTATAAAATGTCAGTTTTAGCGTAAAGCCCCAGTTCAGGTGACGCATCATGTAAAGCATCTTCTGCATTATCCGCTGTTAT